CATCATCAGAACCTAAAGCTGATCAATGGGAAGTAATAGAGTTTCCTGCGATCATGCCATCAGGTGACCCGGTTTGGCCAGAGTTTTGGAACAAGGATGAATTGCTTGGAGTCAAAGCATCTTTGAGTCTTGGTAAATGGAATGCACAGTGGATGCAAAACCCAACATCAGAAGAAGGATCTTTAATCAAAAGAGAATGGTGGCAGAACTGGGAATCAGATAACATTCCAAATTTAACACATGTCATACAATCTTACGATACCGCTTTTATGAAAAAAGAAACTGCAGACTACAGTGCGATTACCACATGGGGTGTATTTTATGATGACCGATATAACGGACCCCAACTCATGTTATTAGATGCTATTAAAGATCGATACGAGTTTCCTGAACTTAGACGTGTTGCAAAAGAACAATATGATTATTGGCAACCTGAAACTGTTATTATTGAATCAAAAGCATCAGGATTACCTTTAACCTACGAATTACGCCAGATGGGAATACCTGTTGTAAACTTTACACCGAGCAAAGGAAATGATAAACATACACGTGTTAACTCAGTTGCACCTCTGTTTGAAAGTGGATGCATATGGGCGCCCACCGAAAAGGCTTTCGCTCAAGAGGTAATTGAGGAATGTGCAGCATTTCCGTATGGAGACTACGATGATCTCGTGGATTCCACAACGCAAGCTGTCATGCGTTTTAGACAAGGAGGATTTATTGAACACCCTGAAGACTATGTGGAAGAAAGTGTTGAATCTACCCCAAAAACGTACTATTAATATGCTTTGGATTAAACCCACAGTTAATGGTAAAATAGTAGATGGACAAAATAAAAGAAATATTTCAAGCTTTAATCAAGGTCTTCGTAAGAAGTAATAAAAGATTTCCTGTCGGAAAAGAATTAGAAGATTTAGAAAGACAAGCTAGAGAAGTTTTTGACGGCGCACTCACCTACAATCTTGATCAATCTAAAGGTAAAAATTTAGATGATATTACCGTTATGGAACAAACAACTGAGAAGAATGCAGATCAGTTAATCGACGATTATTTATCTAATGAAGCAAACAAAGTTCAACCCACTTTTTCCGTCGTTGACGAAACTAAATTACCAAGAGCAGATATTGAAGCGCTTCCTTTAAAAGACAGAGAAAAAGCAGAAGCTGCAGTTAAGAAAAAATTAGAAGCTCAAAACGTACAAGCAACACAGGCCAAAGAAGGTGGCGAGACACCAAGCGGCCCGCAGCGAGGAAGACCTGAAGTTGTAGATGAAAACTATGGTAACACAGTTTACATTGATGCCTCTGAGATGAACATACTTATGGATGAGGCAGCAAGAACTTTTAAAGCTGCTGAAGATGCATTGTCCGCAGGTAATTACGATGAGGCTAGGGCGATTTTAAGATACGAGATTGAAGACAACTATAAATATCCACAAGAAGTTAGAGACGCAGCTTATGATGCTAGAATTTATGTAAGACGTGGTGAAGGTATGGCAAAGGATATGGGCTATGATACAGATGAAGAAGCCATTGAAGCAATGAGAGAAAAAATTGCAGAAGGTGTTCAAAAAACTTCTAAAGACAACTGGCCAAGTTTTACTGGAAAAGATAATGAAACAGGAGACTATAGAAACATCGAGTATGTAAATTATTTAGACGAACCCGGTGAAGATTTTGGTACACCTAATTCTATCATCATCAAACCAGAAGATATTAGTTATGACTATGCAAATGGTGGACGTGTAGGTTTTTCAAACGGTGGTATCAAAGGTAAGTTGATGGAAATCATTAATGCCGTTACTAAATCTAAACGAGTCAGACAAGCTGAAGCAGAAGACTTTGCAAAAATGCTTGACGATGTAGAGCAAGCAAGAAAAGCAGGCATCATTGATGAAGCAGGATTTAAATCTCTTCAAAGAGGTATTGAGTCTATGAGAAACGCTGCGTATGCCAGCAGAATGAAATACCCGGGAGCAGCTAAAGATACAAAATCAGCATTACCTGTAGATGAAAAAGATATGGTTCCTAAAACAAATTTAGGAATGGTAAGAGCTAGAATTGAAAAGGACAGACAAGGTATTAAATCTTTAGCAGATGACGATGCAATTCCTGTAAGAGATGACACAAGTTGGATTGATACTGAAAGAGAAAGATTAACAGGTTTAATTCGACAATTAAAAACACCCATGCTTCGTAATGACAGGATTGATGATTTAAGAATCTTAGATGAAGTTGAAGAGGCAGGTGGAACAGAAGCGGATTACAATAGATTAAGAATGGAAAAATATAAAGGCTTACCTAGTAAAAAAGAATACAAGAGAGATCCAGAAGCAGCTGAACGAGCTGCAGATCGTATGTTCGGTAAAAATAAAACGAAGATGGTATCTAGAACTTTAAATGAAGATCAAGTTAGATTATTAGGAATTAAAGAAGGCATACCTCAAGAACAAGTTGAAGCGTTTATAAAAGGTGACAGTGAAGTTTTAAAACGTGGTCAAGCCAGAGGAGTGGTAACAAAAGATGGTAAAGGAAACTTTTACATTAAAGATAAATATTCTAGAAAATATGTAGGAGCTCCAATTACTGCGGATGAAGAAACAGCAAGAGCGATGGCTGAGTTCATGAAAGAAAATGATCCTGAAGGCTATAACGAAATTCAAAAAATTGTAGATGAAATTAATCAAAGAATTGATCTTGAAGATTTTAACACTAAAGGAAGAAAACCGAACGCAGAGGGTGGCCTAAATTATTTACTAGGATTCTAATATGGACGTAAAAAAATTTCAACTTGCCATGCGTCCGAAAAAATATCTCACGCACGATTTTATTGTTTACCGCGATCCCTCGATGCAAGCGGCGAGAAGCGAGATGCAAGCAGGGGGTATCGTGCAGCGAGAGGGTTTTGCTTTAGGAACAGATTTACAAGAATGGTTAGAGAAAAGTTTTCCAGAAGTTCAGTTTGATTTTGTAACTAAGAACAGATTAGGAAAAACATATGAATATGGTCTACCTTATCCAAAATCAGAGGACAGTAGAGAAGCAAGAAATTTATATCAAAAAATTCAAAATGCTGTTAAATATAAAAAACTCGATCCAACATTTGAAGTTGGGGAATATCAAGCTGGTGTAAGAAAACCCAGTGTTTCTAGAGGTAAGCCTTTAAAAGAATACGGGGGACTAACTCCTACTCAAATGGATAATGCTCGCTATGAAAATGCATCATTTGAAATAGATAGAAATAATAAACTAGGTATTGTTACAGATGTAGAAGAGCTTGCAAATAAAACAGGTATACAAAAATCAGCGTTACATAAATTTATTAGACAGGGTAAAATAACTGCTCCTGTTGATAGAAAAGATTTAGTCATTCAATATATCAAAAACGCGTATGACAATAATGAACCTTTAGAAAATTTTAAACAAGAAAATATTAGAAAATACATTAACCATGGAGTTTCAACAAAAAGTGGTTCAAAACTTGGTGAAAAAACTTTAAGTGATTTTGTTAGGATTGATGTTAAACGCGAACTACCTGAAATTTATAAATTAATCTATAATCCAAAAGGAGGTGCAATAAGAAGAATTTCCAATGTTAAAAAATTAAAAGATTTACCTGTTTTAGATTATGAAGCAGATCCAAACGCTGCCACAAGAGAACAAGTGGCTTCGACGCAAAAACAGGCATCTTTAAGAGCTAAAACAAATATTTTAGAGGGTAAATTAAAACTTGGTCAAAAAGATTTTGAAATCTCTCAAGCAATGGATCAATATGTTAAAAATTTAAATGCAGAAATTAAAAAGAAACCATCTTTAGTTTTAGACAATCCTAAGTTAATGAAACTTGCAACCACAACCTTTGATAACAATCCAAAGAGTCCAACGTATGGACAAGTGTTACCTAATACAAGAAGCGTAGACAAAGTAATCGGTGATATTAAAAAAGGATTTTTTTCAACCGAACATTTAATTCCTAAAGCAACAAAAAAAGGTAACATCGAATTTCCAACTAATAAAGTTGTTGTTCCGAGAACAACAAATGGTCGTTTAATTAGACAAGCCCAGAGTTTTTTTAAAAACAATCCAGGTGAAATTAATTTACTCAATGAATTTGAATCATTTGTAAATAAAAATGGATTTAATGTTAGAATTAACAATAAAACAATTGGTCCTAAAATAGGGTCAACGATTGAAGATGGTAAACTAAGATCTTACCCAAATTCAATTTCTAATTATGGAATTAATCCTAACATTGTAGACAACACAATTACTCGTTTGTCTCCTACTGAATTTTCAAATGTTAAAGCCACAATGAAACAACAAGTAAGTACTTTAAGTTCTATTTTAAAAGATTTTGAAAGAAACCCACAACTATTTCAACTTGCAGAATCAGCATTTGGCGGTGTTTGCAGAGTAAAAAAATCTACAGGAGGAAGAGTTCCGGGAGAAGATTACGACGCATGTATCGCTAGAAATCTTAACGAGACAATAGGTGATGCAACAAACGTAAGTGACAAAGCAAAAAGTGGAAAAGCTATAAATAAATTATCTGAGCTAACAAACGTCGCTAAGGCTGCGAAATATGGTAAAAATGCATTGCGAGGATTACAAGCTATTTTAATTGGAACCGGTGTTGGTGAAATTGCATTAACTGCTGCACTTGAAGGTTTAGGACCTATTGAGGGCGTAGTTGAAGGAGAAGATTGGAGAAGAGTGGTATCAAGAGCTCCTCTAATTAACCTTGCTTTAAATGCATTTGGTTTTGAAGATTTCAGCGAAGAAAATTTAAAAAAAATAGTTTACGGTTCAGGTTTAGAAGGTGCTGAATTAGCAGGAGCAGAAAAACTTGTTAAACAATTTGATAGAGCAAATACATTATCTGATCTATTTGGAAAAAGACAACGTACTCTTGATTATGAAAATCTTCTTATAGATGAAGGCACGGGATACGTGGGTATGACGAATGATAAGATTGCTGAAATAGATAAACAAATTGAACAAACATCAAAAAATTTTGGACTTCCTGAAAATCAAATTAAAAGGGACGATGTTTTATTTTTTAAAAAAGGTCTTGAAAATTACGTATCAAAAAGCGCGGATAAAATTCAAAGCAGTTATCTTGGTAAGACAGGAGCTTCAGGATATGGTGCCATGGGTGAACAACCTTACATACTTGGTGACACCGAGTTTGTGGGTGATGAATTTTTTCCAACAAAATCACGTGAACAAATTAAAGCAGAGCTTCAACAAAAACGTACGGCAGATGTTCTTGAGAACAGAGCGGGTTATGGTTTTATGGACGCTATAATCGGAGATATTGCAGGACCAGGTAAAGCTGACTTATCTCTTCAGGAAACTTTTCAATATGACCCCAATGCAATTTTAGGTTACTCAGGAGGTGGTGTTGTTAAAAGAAAAGGTTTTGCAAATGGACCTAAGATAGGAAGAAGAGGTTTTCTTGGAATGTTAGCAGCAGTTGTTGCTTCTTTAAAAGTAGGATCGTTTGGTAGTACAGGAAAAAAAGTTACATCAGAAGTTGCTAAAAAAGTAATCAAAGATGCACCCACAGGAACACCAGAGTGGTTTGCACCATTAGTTGATAAAGTTTTTAGGGAAGGTGTTGATGCAGGTGAGACTATGAAAACAGTATCAGGAAGAGAAACCGTTAAAAAATTAGAAGTTCAAAATCCTGAAACGAATACGACAGAAAAATATTTCTTATATGAAAATCCAGACACTGGAGAAATAAGAATTGACATAGATGCACCATTCTTAGGAGCAAACGATGGTGAGTTTTCATTATACATGAGACCTAATAAAATCGATGGTATTAGTGACGATGGAACACCTATGATAGACGAGGGTGAGTTTTTTGTAACAGAAGAAAGAGCTGTCGGAAGAATGAATGGACCAGATGATTTTGATATAGAATTAGAAACAATAGACACTGATTTAAGTGGTTCAGCTAGTGACTATCACAGAGTAGAAGAGTTTGCCACGGGAAAAACAAATAAAAAAGCTCAAGAAGAACAATTAAAGAAAAAAGATTACATTGAGAGAAACCCTGGAGACGATATCGAAAGTAGATACGGTCCTTTCAATGATACACCGCCAGATGACGACTATTAAAAAATTAACAACAACTGTGCCTCCTAAACGAGGACCTCAGCCTCAAGGCTTGAATATTAACTATAATACTGTTAAAACAGTTCGAACGGAGAATACAAATGGCAGTCGACAAGACATTACCAAATATAAAAGAACAACCTGAGGAAACTACAGACGATCTAGCGATCGAGATGGAAGAACAGCTTAGAGAACAAGCTGAAACTCCTGAAGGTGAAATTGACATCATGGAAACCGAAGACGGTGGTGCTGAAATTAATTTTGACCCATCCGCAATGATGCAATCTCAGGCAACAGACTTTAATGCCAACTTAGCAGACTTTGTAGAAGATAGTGAACTGAACATGATGGGTTCACAATTATTTTCTAATTATCAAGATTATAAAAATTCTAGAAAAGATTGGGAGAAAACTTACACTCAAGGATTAGACTTGTTAGGGTTCAAATACGAAAATCGTACAGAACCTTTTTCAGGTGCGTCAGGTGCAACTCACCCTGTTCTTGCAGAAGCTGCAACTCAATTTCAAGCTTTGGCGTACAAAGAATTATTACCTGCAAATGGACCGGTAAGAACTCAAGTGGTTGGATTACAAACTCCAGAAAAAACACAACAAGCCAATCGTGTAAAAGATTTTATGAATTATCAAATCATGGATCAAATGAAAGAGTATGAACCTGAGTTTGATCAAATGTTATTTTATTTACCTCTTGCAGGATCTGCTTTTAAAAAAGTTTATTACGATGATTTATTAGAAAGAGCGGTTTCTAAATTTGTTCCTGCAGAAGATTTAGTTGTTCCTTACACTGCAACATCACTTGATGATGCAGAATCTATTATTCACAAAATTAAAATGTCTGAAAATGAATTGCGTAAACAACAAGTTGCAGGATTTTACAGAGATATAGAATTAAAACCAGGACAAGACAATTTATCTGACCTTGAGAAAAAAGAAATGGATCTTGAAGGAAGAAGTAAATCAGGAAAAGAAGAAGATGTGTTTACATTACTCGAGTGTCACGTCAATTTAGATTTAGAAGGTTTTGAAGATGTCAATCCACAAACAGGTGAACCGACAGGAATTAAAATACCTTACATTGTAACCCTAGAAGAAAATTCTAGAGAAGTATTATCAATTAGAAGAAATTATGATCCACAAGATCCATTAAAGAAAAAAATATCTTATTTTGTTCATTTTAAATTTTTACCAGGACTTGGTTTTTATGGTTTTGGTTTGATTCACATGATTGGTGGTTTATCAAGAACTGCTACATCTGCTTTACGACAACTACTTGACGCTGGAACTTTAGCAAACTTACCAGCGGGATTTAAGCAACGAGGAATTAGGATACGAGATGACGCTCAGTCAATACAACCAGGAGAGTTTAGAGATGTAGACGCTCCGGGTGGAAATATTAGAGATGCATTTATGATGCTTCCATTTAGAGAGCCATCTGGAACCTTATTACAATTAATGGGTGTCGTTGTACAAGCGGGTCAGCGTTTCGCATCTATAGCTGACATGCAAGTGGGTGACGGGAATCAGCAAGCTGCGGTGGGAACGACAGTCGCCTTGCTAGAAAGAGGAAGCAGAACAATGTCTGCAATTCATAAAAGAATTTATGCAGCATTAAAAAATGAATTCAATTTATTATCACGAGTTTTCAAACTTTATCTACCTGCAGAGTATCCATACGATGTAGTAGGTGGTCAAAGAATGATTAAACAATCAGACTTTGATGACAGAGTAGATATCCTGCCAGTTGCAGATCCAAATATCTTTTCACAGACACAGCGTATCTCCCTTGCGCAAACGGAACTGCAATTGGCAATGTCTAATCCACAAATGCACAACATGTATCAAGCATTTAGAAACATGTATGAAGCCATTGGTGTTAAAGATGTAGATACAATATTAGTTCGTCCACAACCCCCACAACCGAAGGACCCTGCGTTGGAGCACATCGATGCTCTCGCAGGGAAACCGTTCCAAGCCTTTCCAGGTCAAGATCATAAAGCACACATCCAAGCTCATTTTAGTTTTATGGCAACGAACATGGCAAGAAACGCACCTATCGTTATGGCTGCATTAGAAAAAAATATTTTTGAACACATTTCACTTATGGCTCAAGAACAAGTTGAACTTGAGTACAGAGAAGAAATGCAACAACTTGCAATGATGCAACAACAAATGCAACAGAATCCACAAATGGCTCAACAAATGCAAATGCAGGCACAAATGATGAATCAAAAAATTGAATCTAGAAAAGCACAACTAATTGCTGAGTCTATGGAAGAATTTTTATCAGAAGAAAAATCAATTACTTCTCAATTTGATAATGATCCAATTGCAAAACTAAGAGCAAGAGAACTTGACCTTAGAGCACAAGAAAATGAACGTAAAAAACAAGAAGATGAGAACAGATTAA